GATGTTCTGGATAACAGTACCAAGGTTAAGCCCTGGAATTGGGATCCACCTGTCTAAAATATCCCTATGTTTATTTGATATTGCCATGATTTTTCACCTCAAAAAATAAAAATAAACAGAGTTATGGTCTGTTTATTTAGGCGTCTTTAGTTCCAATATCGTACATGCGGGCGTTGAAAGATTCAGCACGGCACATGAAGGACTGGAAGGATGCTAGTACACTGGATTCGGTAAGCTTGGTTTTAGCCAGGTCAACAACAGTTGGCCTCATGAGGTACTTCAACATCAGGGTAGAGTAATCCAGGATTAAGAGTTCCTGAGCGTCGTCAGCGGTTGGCATTGCAGGGTCAACTATGATAGGTATAACTCCGGCGGGGCTGTCATAAGCGGTGACCTGGTAACCAAAGGCCAGCTCAGTCCTTGGGAGTAATGGGATGTTTACATTAGGGTAAAGCACGTCTATGAGTTGTGATTTAACATTTGCACTAGTTACAACAGCGGAAGGGATACCTCCAGCGTCCATCATAGAATGACAGAGGGTGTCAAGTTCAAACTGGGTGGTGATTTCTGCATCATTCATGTCCTTAGTGTTGGTGTCTATGAGGTCAATCAATCCGTTCATCCCATCAGATACACCGGTTCCGTTAAGCATTTCATTATTTATTGCCTGGATACTGTACTCCAGTCCGTCCTGAATCTCCTGGTCCATGACGTCAATGATACCATCCTGGCCCCCGAGAATCATCTGGTCAGATATTTCTAGAGGGAAGACGTAAGTGGTCATGGCACCAGTGAGTAAGTCGTAAACACTGTCAGTGGTGGATGGAATGGCTGCAGCTTCTGCTATGAAGTCACCAGCACCCCCACTAACCTTTTTAATGTATGAAGGCTTGTTACTTGTGGTGTCATCTATCCTTCCCATGCTTTCTAACCAGCTGTAGAAAGGATACTTTTTCACCACCATGTTCTGTAATTTGGGGTCTAGTTCTGGCTGGATTATGTCTCCAGCACTACCTGCAGCGGTGGTGACTGCTTTCTGTAATTCTACAAGTTCGGATTTAGTAGCGAAATGGCCTCTTACGGCTTCTTGAATTGTGGTCATATTCTTATTCCTCCTGTGTGAATGATTCTAAAAAAATTAAATTAGGCTGATTTTAATCCTTTTCTTTCAGCGTGCATTTCAGCGGCTTTGCGGGTGGAAACACCGTGGCCTTTCTTCTTGTCAGGTTCTGCAGGTGTTTCTTCTAGGAGGTCAAACTTCCCAGTGGCTACTGATTTGGCTCTTTTTTCACCCTGTCTTTGGCTGGCTATTCCAAGGATGGTTTTCTGGATAGTGTCAGCCTGTAATTCTTCAAGGGCTTTGGAGTCCATGATGATTATTTTACCATCTTCTGGGGTGGGGTCTTCTTCCACTTCAATTCCCATGGCTTTAACAACACCTTTGGTTACCCTGTCAACCATTGCGTCTTCATCTAATTCTTTGGCAACTGGTGCAGGTTCTGCAGGTTCGGTGGGTTTCATTATCCCTTTGAGTTCGTCTAACAGTTTTGCGTTGCTTTTGTCAATCATTTCTTGAACTTTAGTTTCATCCATATTCTCACTTCCTTTAGTTTTCTTTTTATAATCTGCTGGTGGTTCGTGCTCCAATGCTTTAGTCTTAAACACTTCCAGCTTCTTTTCAACATACTGTTCCTGTACTTCGATAGGTTCTCCAAGGGTCACGTTGCCCTCTTCATCGATACTGTACGGTAGTTCATAGGTCTTGCCTTCCCCCCAGTTCTCATAAATAACACTGTCCGGGAAAGTTAAGCGAATCCATGTAGGGCTGTACCCATCTCCATTGTAGGCTTCTTCCATGGCTGCCTCTACTGCAACCCTTATGGCTTCATAAGATTCATCCTCTGTTCTGGTCACATTTTCTGCCTCCAAATCTTTCTTTTGTATTCCGTATTTACTCTCTATACTTTTGAAAATCTGATTACACACTGTGCAGTTCTTCTGGCTTATTTTACCAGTTCCTGCAGTCGCTGTATTCACTGGCATTGGTGTAAAAGTAGCATCTAATAAGTTGACTTTATCGAGCTTCCGGATCCCGTTCTCCATGAACTCTTCATCACAGATACCTCCGAAACTACCACCCATCTTGGTTTCTGAGTCGAGGACATCCTGGACCTGGGATTGTAATTCCTTCCGGACCCGGCCTTTAACCCATAATTCACTTCCTTTGATTTCAGCCTCCACTACTGGGCCCACGGTGTGGTTAAGGTCGTATTTATGGTCAAGGTAAACGTTTATTCCAAGAGCCTGTCCAACCATGTCTTTTAAGGCTCTTTCTGTCAGTTGTTCATTCTCCAGGTCCACGTCTGTAGTGGCAAGGGCGAACTCAAGGTAAAGGTAGCCATCGTCTTCTACCTGTGCCTTGGTTAAAGGCATGTTGAATTTAAACTTCTTATTCTTCAGTAACGGTGTTTTAAGTTCTGGCATAGGCTAACGGCTCCTTTAAAAATGGTTTAAATCGAACTTCGATATATTTAGGTTTAACGAAGTAGCAAATTCTCTTAGAAAATAGATTTTAAATTGTGCGGATTGTTTGAAAATAGATAAAAAAATGAATAATGTTTAATTAGATCTAGAAATAAGTATACAATTTATTTAGAAGAATAATGTAAAAAATTAAATTAATGGATTGAACAATAATACAAATTATCTTGGTTTCTGAGCCTTAATCAATGCCTTCTTAACCAACTCTTCAATCTCTTTATCTGAAGTGTCCTCATGAGCTATGTATTTATCCAACAGTTCATTAGCTTTTTCCAAATTGCCTTCATCTGAATGCTTTAAAACGTCTTTGGCTATTTTTTCTTTATTCATTATATCCCCTCGTCAAGTTCCAATTAAACCACTCTTCTTTATATCTAACTTATCAAACCCTAAACTGGTTGGTAAGGGTTCATCAAATGTATATTTATTTTCATCTTCAACATCTCCAGGTAATGCTATAATTGGATCTGGGAATGGTTCATTACACCTGTCACCATAATGCTGAGCTTCAGGATAATTGTTAGCAGGATAAGGGCCATTGGCTTCCATCTCAAGGCAATCATCACATACATTCTCATCACCCACGGTTACCCATGGGAAGAGTATTCCTTCCATTGCAGCTGTATCAAGGTTACCCTGGACACTGCTTTCATGGTATCCAAATTGTCCAATCTGTTCTGTTATACGTGATTCATTATTGAATGTGATATTCTCAGCAGTTTTAGGGTCACTCACCCTTCCATACTGCTTACCCTCTTCCATCATCTGGTTAAGGTGTGATAATTCATTAGGAGATAGGTTTTCAGCGTCACGGATCAACCCTATGGCTTCATCTGCGTTAGGCATGAACTCAGATACTTCACCTATTCCTGGGATTTCAAAACTGGTTGCAGCTTCTTCTGTGATGGTGCCTCTGACTCCTTCCAGTTCTGTTGGTGATAAGGTTCCGAGGACATCGGTTAGACCTGCCAGTCCTATGAGTCCGCCTAGGAATAATAGGCTGTTATCTGACTGGTTAGAGGCTTGGTTAAATGAGGGTTCATATTCTTCTTCAAAGAAGATTAGTTCCTCTTCATCAACCTTACGTCTCTTCTTTACTACCATAAGCCACCTGGAAATAAGTTTTACCGAGTCTTTGATTCATGATTCCATAGTAGAGTTCCATCCCTACCTTTTCAACTGCAAACTGTTGCCAGGCTAATAGTGCATCCAGGACCTCACTGTCTTTGGGGATCTTCTTTTTGATTCCTAATTCTCTGAGTTTATCAATCATGGATTCTGCATTGGTGGTATAGATGTCAGTTATAAATTCAGCGACTAACTGTTTTCCCTCACTGTCTTCATTGATGAATAGTTTATCAATCAATTCCTTTATCTTGGAATCACTGAGTTTGTCCTTTTTGTCCCAAACCTGTTTGATTAAATCCTGTAAGTCTTGACGGTATTGTTTCTCATCCTTGGTCGCTTCACCTTCACCCATTTCAGTATCAATCTTGAAATCAGGATCATTGGTGCTGGCCTTGGTTAGGAGTATTTCATCAAGGAGTTTGTAATAAAGGTCCTTCTCCAGGACGGCCTTGTCTTTAAGGTTCTGGCAGACATCGCACATTTAATACAACTCCACTAAGCCTTTCTGTTGTAGAATATTATCCAGACTGGCAACACTCCTTTTAATAGTCTTCTGAGGTTCGGTTGGTTTTGGACTGTCTTGAATCATAGTGCCATAACCATAACCAGTGTTCCCCATAGCATAACTCATAGGCTCATCACCATAAGGTTTAGGGTCTAATCCGTAACCAGTACGGACTTCATTCACCAGTTTAGTACCATTCCTGAGCTGCATATTTTCTATATTTGCCCTAGCTTGCTTGTCTTCGAGGTCTATGTCTCCGAAATGGAACCGTTCTTCAAATCCCCAGAGGTCAAAGGATTTACCCATGACTCTGCCGAACTCATCTTCTGTAGGTTTTAGGACTTTACCGACTAATCTTTTCTTAAACTTCTTATCAGCCGTATTGTCTTTCTCATTACCTAAAGACCCGGCGGTGTAGATTCCCACGTTCTGAGGTGGTACCCCATAACTGGCAACTATCCGGTCCCTTATCCGGTCTTGTAGGTCGGTGAATTGCATATCTCTATTTGATAAACCGGCTTCCTGGAAGGTTCCCCCCTTCAGGAAATAAGTGCCCTGTGGGTTATCCTGGGCTTGTTTTTTAATCCTGGCTATGTTATCAGTGAATGTGTTATCTGGCATGTCAGCATCAAATATCATGAAGTTCTTAGGACTCATCCCAGAATCAAACCAGCCCTTATTAAAGTCCATGGAAAGAATATCCAGGGTGATTGATTTGGCGGCCTTGTCAATAGGACTCTTCCCATATAGTTCATTCCATGGATCCGGGTTCATGATGTGTATGAGTTCATCATTCTCATACCTGACATTGGAATTAATCAATCCCCATTGGTCAGTATCGTAATGGTACGTTAACCGGTGCGGTTGTATGAAGTAGAAACCCACTGGCATTCCCTTAATCACATCATCATGTACACATTCAGCGAACCAATCACCCGGCCCTAACTGGCTGGAAACCCCACGCATGATGAACTTTGTGAACGTATCCACACCATCCGGTCCATCTGGCCTGTTGAATAGGTCCTTAATATAGGCCACTACATCCGGGTCATCCTTTTCTTTCTCATCACTGTAAACATCAAAACCAGCGGCGAGGGTGTCAATCACATAAGCATCTATGCAGGCACTTATCCATTCATTGTCCATGGCCATGTAGTAGGTGGTCCATGTTGGTTTCGCCTGTTTGGACCGGTCCCCGTAACTGTAATGGATGAAGGGGTTTAGCCATCCTAAAGGTCCATAACCTTCCCTTACTGGTTTGGGTTCTGGTTTCCTTACTATCTGGAATGGTAAGGCTTTGCTTATGGTATTGAATATTGACATGGTTTTAAATCCTCATAGTTGTATAACTTCTAAATCCATTGACTTCTCTTCTTCTTCAATTTTCATATGTAAATAAATGAATCCATAGGCGATACAATCTATTATATCGTCATGAACTCCTTCAGGGAATGATAAAAACTCGCTGTTCACGGCTTGGATAATTTCAGGGTCGTTTAAGTTCAAAAAGAAAACGCTGTCTAATATTCCATTTTTAAGCGGTGTTGCCCGGTCTGGTTTACTGTTTACTGCTTTGGATCTGTAAACTCTGAAGCCTTTTAGTTGTAATTTCCATTCATCAAATAGTAGTTCACCGGCAGCGGCCACTCCAGTCTCTATTAATATCTTAACATTGTATCCGTCACGCTTGGCTGTGTCTAATATTTTCTGTTTTGTCTGGTCATCATATTGTCCTCTGACAATTTCAGTTACTCCAATCCTACCATAATTAGTACGGACCATCAAGGCCCCTACCGTGTAATCTGCGTGGATGGTTGCTCCCTTGGAAACATCCCAGGAACGCACACTTTCAACTATGTATTCATTAGGGAGTAAAGAAGTGTATTGAAGTTTATCAACATCAAAGAAGTCGCTGGTTTCATCTAATGGTTTCTGTTGCCAGATAGCACTGAATAGTCTTTCCTTAACTTTACTTAACTTTTTAAGTAACTCTTCGAGTGTATAACGTTCCGGCCATAAAGGGGTGTTGTCTGGTTTAATAGCAGGGAATGTGATGAACTTATAATCATCCCATTGTTCTCGTTGTAAGTAGCCTATGAGGTCATTACTGTGCCATCTGGTGTGGAGGATTATTAGTTTGGTGTGTGGTTCGATTCTCTGTTCCACGATACGGTTAAACCAGTCAATCTTCTTTTGTAAAGCGGTGGGTGTGAACTCTTCTTCTTCCCCTTTGTAAGGGTCATCTATGATTATGTAATCTGCATCTTGACCAGTAATAGACCCAGATGCTCCTGTTAGTCTTATACTTCCATTGTAAAGTTTCCCGTCTTTATCACAGAACATTAAGTGGCTGCTGGAGTGTTTGACATCGGATAGGTAAACATTGAATGATGGACCATATTCTGCGATACAATCCCGGAGAGCTATACCAAACTTCTCTGAAAGTGTGGAAGTGTTATTGATAATAAGGATGTTAAGGTTAGGGTCTTGGAAGATAAGCCATAAAGGGTAAGCAATAGTAACCATGGATGATTTACTGTGCCGTGGGGGCATGGACACTGCTAAATGCTTGTCTAGTTTTCCAAGGGTTAAAGCCATCAAATGGCGACTTAACTCTTTAATATGGCTGGCTTTTAATCCTTTACTGCTAAACTTACTTATAATGAATAAACGATAAAAAAGGTATAAATCATTTAGGAAACGAGGATCCAAATCATTCAGTTTCATCCTCATATCCTTCATCCTCTAAGATAGATTCTTGTGATTTCTTTCTGAACTGAACCTTTTGGGTGATGTCACTAGTGTTCTGGGTGTGCTCAGTGGGTTCACCCTGTAAGAGTAATGCGCCTTTAATAATCAAATCCAAATCTCTTGGAGATTTAATTTCAATATTAAAACCATTCTCTTTTAATTTGTCTAATAATTTATGGTAATAAGTAAGGTACTTGGTTTTATTTTCAATTATGTTACTGTCTGTCCTTTTTTGCACTTCTTTGTTTATCTCTGAGCTTCTTATGGCTTCTCGGTCATCCCAGTTAAATTCTTTATGCCATCTCCAGATTGTTCGTTCACTGACATTACACTGACTTTCAACTGACAAAATGGCAGTGGTGGTGTCATTACCTTTTTGTTTGGATTTGAAATAAACCTCAAATGCATCAAGGTGTTTTTGAAGCTCATCCATAATAATCAACCTTTAAAATAAATAATAAATAAATGCGGTTTGATGGAATTGAACCATCGTTACACACTTGGAATAGTGTGGGTGTTATCCATTTACACTAAAACCGCTTTAGGATAAGGTTTACTTAATGGTTCTATTTGTCGTCTTGTTGCTTTAGTCAATGGCATTAAATATTTATGTCTTCCTTTATCTTCTGCATAATGGGCCTTTGAATCAACATTTTTTTTTAACCATTGAATCCCATTAAATCCATATTTAGCATGAACAGAACGTGCATGATATTTTTTACCATTTAAGACAATTGAAGGGGTTACTTCTCGCCATCCTTCATAAATCCAGTTTGTTGCTTGATAGATAATACCTAAATGATTCTGATTACTGTCTGCATAACTAACAATCAATTTAATTAAAGGATTGCTTTGTTTTAATTGTTGTAATGATTTGGATATGATTTTACTTACAGGAGTATTGTGTTCTTTTAGTGCTACCCTTACAAGTTCGCATACCTCATCCTGATTTAAGTTATAAGGTTGTCCTATCTGTAAAGTTCCCCCCCTTCCAAATATCACACATCCTATAAATTCATTATCTTCCCAAACCCCGAACTTAACCAATTTACCGGCAGGAACGCTTTTACTGTAATGATATTTTAAACAGGCATGTTTAGCTGCCTCATAACTACAAGGGGCAACTAACAGTTTAACTTTCTTGGAACTCATTTCCACACTCTGGACATTTGATTAATGGTTTGGGTTTTAATTGGTCTAATCGTGGGATATTTTCTTCTGGTTCTGGTTCAAATGCAGGACTTATGTCTTCATCAAAACCGGTTAATTCCACATCAAAACCAGCTACTTTTAACCCTTCAAAGTTGGATTCGAGTTTCCCGTAATTCCAATCACTTTCATCTGTTAATTTGTTATCAGCTACCATATATGCAATAGCTTCTGGGCTATCATGTAAGTGTTCCATCCGTTTATATGGTACACTCATTAAATTTAATATGTCTGTTGCTGCCAAGTATGCACCATGACCTGCGAGGATGTAATTATCTTTACTGATTATGATTGGTCTTCCCCATCCAAGTTTATCAATGGATCTGGCAATCTTCTTAATCTGTTCTGACGTGTGATCCCTGGGATTCTCAGGGTGTGGTTTCAAATCTTTTACAGCTATCCAACCGGTTTCATCCATAGTGAATCAACTTCTTTATTCGTCTTTTGTCTCTTATCCATCGTTTCCGCATCATATACAGTGTCATGGTGTCGTAGTCATCCTTGTCAGGTGCGGTGCCATACCATCCGAGTTGTAAACGTCCGTCACGTGTTTGATACGTACTCATAACAATCAAAACCCTAAAATAAAGGTTTTCCAATTAAACTCAATAAAGAAAAAGATTATCGTCCCAAACAATGCCAATAAACAGCCTAATATAGCCCATTGGAGTTTACGCATGAACTCTATCTCCACCTTCATCACCTGGAATTGTGTGTTTAGTGTGGTGTCTTCTTCTTCGGCTCGGCTCCCTACACTGCTTATTCGGTTCCATGCGTGTTGTATTTGTTTGTCGCGTTCTCCGTTTTGTTTTTCTTTGATTCCTAGTTCGTATTTGATTAGGATTAGGTCTTCGCTGAGTCCGGGGTGTGCTGGGC